TTCTTGCTAGACGGTTTTAGATTTCTTAAGATAAAATCTTTTATCTCAATTTTAAAGGTTTCATTATTTCTTAAAAGATAATTTTTAATATCACGCATTTCGGCGGAATCGTTTTTATGCAACGTATCTTTTTGATCTAATAAGGCATTTATTTTAATAAGTAATTCTTGAGGTATATTAGGATCATGATGATTATCAAATGATTTAACAATTTGTGAAAAGTTAAAGTATAAATTAATAGGTATTTTTTGTATATTTATATCAATTTTGGTATGTATTAATTTGTGTAGTTGATGAAAAGTTTCAACAGAATAAAATTTTCCTTCTTCTTTCAATATACGTATTTTTTCTTCTATAGAGTCAAAAGTATTAAATTTACTAGTATCACTAATACATAATTCAGATAGTTCTTTGGATAACATAACATTTTTATTAATATTACAATAAACAATAAAGGTTTTATAGATAGTATTTTCAGATAATGTATCTTGAATAATAGGGTATATTTTTCTAGTATTAATATCACAAAATAATATAGAAGGTTTATCTAGAGAGTCAATATTAGATAAAATATTAGATAATTTATCAATTATTCCGTTGGTTTTTAAAATACTTGGATTTTTGTTATTTAAAAACTCAATAACATTTTTTGTATCATTACAACAAACATTATCTATGAATGGTTCCTTACTGGAGTTCATTAATAATGGAAATGCATCTTTAATAATATTTGTAATAATTATTTGTATGTATAAAGAAAAATGAACAATCTTACCTTTAATAATGTTAATCTGTTGTTTTTGTGTATTATTATTTTGATTAATGTTATTGTATAAAGATTTGATATATGCATCATTTATAGGTTCTGTTGCTTTAATTTCAGGTGTTTTTAATGGTGGTAAAAATGTTTCCCAATTTTTAACATCTATATCATCAGGTATAATATCATCTGAGTTATTATTACTGTTATAGAATATCTTATTAGTAATTTTTTCCTGAATTACTTTATCTTTTAATAAGATAGAATCTATTAGTGATTTTACTTTTTCAAATATTTTTTGTTGAGACATACCTTTTAATGTATTCCAAGGTTCCTCAGAACTTTTAATTTTGTAAACAACACATGCCATATATGTTAATCCATCAAAGTTATCATTTATTTCTAATGGGTAACCTGAGAAAGATTTAATACAATTAGGGAAAGTTTTTTTAGTTTTAGGTGTAGGGATCATAGTTTGAATAGATACAAAAGTATATGAGATAGTAAATAAAAGTATAAGATTATTTTTTTTAAAGTTATATTCAGGAGTTTTTTTACCCTTTGCGCGTGCTTGTTCAGCAAGTTTTTTGTAACTTTGTTCATCAGGTAAATTAGTTTCAAGTTGAAATAATACATTAGATACAATAAAGTCGCGATCAGCAGCGATAGAAATTCCCATATTACCTGTAATGGCAGTTATTAAATTAATTATCATTAAAGTTTCTGGTGTCATAACAAGTTTTTGTTCAGAATTAGCCTTAGCAGTAGTAATAGCAAGATCTTGGACCATTTCGGATCGAGTTTTATTTTTAAAACCACTTTCATCATAACCCTCATCAGTATCAAAATCAATATTTCTTATATTATATCCACTGTGTTTGTCAACCCATGCTTCACCATCGTCAGAAAGAACACCAATTTCTCTGCATATTTCATCTAATTTACTAACATAATCATCATTCTGAAAAAATGAATTGGCTAATGTAGAAATAAATTTAGGTAGTAATTTACTAGATGTTTCAATACAATATAACCAATAAGGAGATTCATCATCTTTTGGAGGGCGTGTATATTTTTCTACAAACATCTGAGTATATGTTTGTTTTTTAACAAAATCAGATAGACCAAGAATATTATCTCTAAGATTTTGATAAGGTGATTTAACTGAATCATATTCAACTGACTCATTACCTAAAGAAATTTGTTCATCATTAACTTTAAAAGATTTTTCAGAATTAAGTTTATTTAATGCTTGTAAATTTTGTTTGTTATATGATAAACTTTTATCAACAGATTCTTTAAGTTCAAATGAATTAATGGCATTTTTGGTATCATATTCATTTAATATATTTTTAAAAAGGGATTGATTAATGATAGAATCACCATTTTTACAATCATCTTTAACAGTTAAGCATTCAGGTTGTATATTGCATAAACCTTTATCAGTAATATCAGTAGATATATCATTATCTATAATCCATTTATTATTAGATCTTTTATAATAAGTAATATTACCATCAAGATTTAATATAGCATAAGAATTATTATATACTTCTTTTTTCCCATCAATAATAGCTTTTGCTTCAACAACAGAGTTTTCTGGAGTAATTTCTTTATTTTCTTGTAATTTTTTAGATAGAAATAATAATTTTTCATTTTCAGGCAAAGTTTTAATTTCTTTATCGTATTTTTGTAAATAATCATATGATGTTTTATCGTATTCATCATCATAATATATTTTTTTATTATTGTCGCGTTTAATATCATCTTCGTTAGTATATTTTTTGGATATTTTGTAATCACTACATCCAGATTTAATATCAAGTTTTATAAGTTGGTCATTAATAATTTCATTAAAGTTTTCTAAACCTTGTAATTCAATATTAGAAAGAGATATTATATCATTATATAATCTACCATTATCTCTAACAGATATTTTTCTTAAGATTTCAGAAGATGAATGCATGATTTCAGAGTTGATACTGTAATCGTTTAAATTTTCAATTTCGGATGAAGTAAAAATTTCAAAGATAGATAGGGGTATTTTCTTTGAAACAGGTACTTTTAACTCAGAAAATAGAATTTTTTTTTCTTGAAATGTTTTTTTATATTCTACAAGTTTTTCTTTAATGTAAAACATTATTTTTTGAAATTGTTTAAATGATATATCATTGCGATATATCATGAATGGTTCTAAATAATTAATAATACTAACCATATTTAATGGTTTATCAATGTATTTTTTAATTATTTCAAATAACATTTTAGTTTTTGGTATAATTGAGTCTAAATATATCTTAAACTTTTCATCATAATTTAATTTAGAATATTCTTTTTTAGATTTTTCTAGCAGTTCATCATCATCTTCATCCCTGGCACCTTGTATAGGTTTTTTATCATCATTTAAATTTTCAATATCATCATTATCAAATAAGTAATGTCTTAATCCTTTTAAAAAGTTTTCTTCTGTAAATTCGTTAGAATCTACTATTGTTTTTTTATTGAATATTTGCCAATAATTGAAAAATAGATTATTTAGTTTTGAACGAGTAAGTATATCAGTTTCAGGTAATGATACGGCAGAAAATCTAACAACAGGTTCAGGCATCATTAAAAAAGAATTAAAATGAATTTTATCATTATTAGTTAAATGACCGTTTTTAAGTCCAATATTATATTGTTGTAATACGTATTTTTGTTTAACAATTTCTTCAAGTTCTTCTTTTCCTGATGAAAAAACATTTACAACATCTGTATTATAATCATCATAATTATTAATAAGTGCTAATATATCAGTATTAACCTGTTTAATAATACCTTCATTATTTTGATTATTAACATAAGGAGTAAAATATTCGTTTAATTGTTGATACAAATATTGATATTTGTTTTTATCATTAGATTGTGAATTACTAATGTAATTATCATATAAGGTCATTTGATCATTTAGTTCTAAACCTAATAAATTATTTTCTGTTGTAATATAGTCTTCTTGATCGAAATCCAAACTTTCAAGATATATTTTCTTTTTAAGAGTTACAACAGGTAATATCCAATAAAGTTTTTGTCTCATATCATATAATTTATCTATTAAAGGTTTATAGTTAGGACCTTTTAATTCAGGTTTATTTGCATTTAGATTATCATCAAAAATGGAAAATTGCAATCTTAACTGTTTATAACGTTCAATAATAGTATGTATATTATTAAGTACTTTATTAGTCCGTTCAACAGCAGGTATGGTTGATAATAAATCATCTAACATATCATTGGTTTGAGATTCAATACTATAACGTTTATATTGATCATCTATATTAACAGTTTCAGTAATTTCATCTAATTCTTCTCCAAAAATAATGTTATCAGCATCAATAATATCTTTTTGAATATTTTTGATTTCGGGTTCTTCAGGTAATACATAAAAATCCATTTCATATTCTTCATCCTGTTCCTGTTCTTGTTCTTGTTCTTGTTCTTTAGTTAATTCAGTTTTATCTGAAACAGGTATATCTTCAATATTTTCTTTAGGTTCAGGTCTAATATTAATTTCTTTAATATTAAGATCAAGTGGTATTCCCTGATAAGCAAAATCAATATAAATAGTTTCATTTTTAATAGTTGTTATTTCAATCATATCTTCCTCAATATTGGTAATTTTACCGGTAACAATATATGGTAAATCTCCAGAGAAATGAATATCAATCCAAGAATCTATTTTTAGATTATTTTGTTTAATATAACCTTTATCATCATTTCTATCTAGTAAATGAATTTCAGCAATATAATCTTCAACTAAATTTCCATCATCGCCAATATTAATTATAAGTTCTAATAATGAATCAGTATTAATTAGTTTAATTATTTTGTTATCAATATATTTAATTATGTATATTTGTTCATGAGAGTCTTTATTAAGTGGTGATATAATTTGTATAATGTCTGATAGTTCAAGACTAAGATCTTCAAGTTTTTCAGGAGTAGTCATATCTTATATTTAAATTAGATATTATTTCATTAAATAGTGATTAATGAAAAAATAATTAGTCCTGTTTTAAAAAACACATACATAATCTAGTGAATAATGTTTCATTGCAAATAGAACATAGTGAAGCTTTATGTGATGTTGTATCTTTTTCTCTTTCTAGAAATTTTCTTTTACATTTTTTACATGTTATAATTTTAGGAACCCAAGATTTTTCCTCTTCTATCATAATATATTATATAAGTATTAAAATTGATTTTTAATTTCTTCAAAAATAGATATTGCATTTGAACAAACGGATGTTATAAATTGTGTAATAGCAGATATTTCAATGGTATTATTAAATGCTAATCTTAATATAGCTTCAGTATTATGTGGATGTGATTTATAAAATGATACATATGAAAGGATATCAGAATTAATATAATAATTATCATAAAACATATATTCTAATATTTTACCTATAGTATAGTCTTCATCATCAAAAACAACATCAAAACAATTTTTCATTGTTGTTTGATTAGGTTTAATTGTAAATCCATCGCCTGAACTAATTACATTTAATTGTTTAACAATAATATCACAAGCAGATTTAACTAATTCAGATGACGTGTATATACCGATGCTTTTAATTACAAAATTAAATGAATCTTCTTTATATATTCTTTTAGCATCAAGTAGTCCCCAATTAATTTTGTAATCATCAATTTCATCTTTTTTCATTCCTGAATCTTTAAGTTCTTTTTCCTTATCGGACCATTTTTCTTTTATTTTTTCAACATCAGGTATGTTACTAAATGAGCATACATATGCTACATTAAACATTCCATTTTCTTTTGCTGTTCCGATGCTTAGTTTAGCAGTTAGTTGAATTTCTTCACCCTTAAGATTATCGCCCATTTTGGGTCGTAATTTAAGAAATTGTATATAATCATTAGTTATATTATTTTTTGGAAATATTTTTTTAAGATCTTCTTTAGAAATAAATGTATCAGTACTAGTATCCTTAATTTTAAAATCTTCGGTTGTAACATATTTGACTTCAGATGTATCATTAATTACATTAAGGATAATTAGCATATTATCATATGGTATATCTAAATCTTTAATATGTACGGGAATACAACTAAGACGTTGTTTAATAATTTCATTATTAAAGCGACTGGTGTTTACAAGTATATCACTTAAATTTTTTTCATATGGTGTAGTTTTAAAGACTAAAATTGGTATATCCGAAATTATAGTTCTTCTAATAGCATTTACAATACTTACATTAGTATTTTCTATTTTAAATTCAAGATTATTATTAACTTCTGTAATATCCGTTACTTTTGGATTGGTCATTTTTATATTATACATATAAATATTTATTTATTCAATTTTTTTTGAGTTAAATATAAATTTATAAATTGGTATAAATAATATAATGAGTTGTATCTTATATTATAGCAACTACTGCGAACCATCAAAAAAACTTATTAAAAGTATATCTGGATCTAAAATTAAGGATGATATACATTTTTTATGTATAGATAATAGAATTACTGGAAAAAATAATGCAACATATATAGTACTTGAGAACAATCAACGAGTATTATTGCCACCAACAGTTACAAAGGTACCAGCATTATTATTACTTAATCATAGTCACCATGTTTTATTTGGAGAGCAGATCTACAGTCATTTACAACCAAAGCAAAATGAAATTAATACAGTTGCT